TGCGTTTTAAGAGAAAACTATCAGGCGGGAAGATAGACAAGCGTGACAAAGGTATGGACGTCGTGCTCACAGTCGGCAAGCCGAACTGGACTGAACGTGATTTCTTAAAAAGGAAGTATAAAGATAAGTTCCCTTCTGCCTGGATAATGAAGTCTTATCAGCCAAAGAAAAAATAATATGCAGAACCGACACCCAAAAAGAAAAATGGCGGAGCGTATGCGAACTCCCCAGGAAAAGGATTTCGGGGTTAGTGTGTTTGACACCTTTGCCTGGAAGGAACGACAACGAAGTATCAAGGCACGCATAGAAAAACAACCCCAGCGAAGTGCGAAGAAGCCTAGTGGCTGGGTATCTAAAAGAAGTATAAAAAAAAATGAACACAAACATTCTTAAAAAGTGCATAGACAAATTAAGGGATATCAAGACGGACGAAGTTTCTTCTTCGGAAGTTCAGTATGTGCTCGGTATGCTGGAAACTCTTTACGAAATGCAGACTGACAAAGCAGACCTTGCTGGGATTGTTTCTTCCACTCCACCAGCAGCCAGGGTTGTTCTTCCTACTGGAAAAAAGACCGACGCACCAGTAGACGAAGCAGCTGTCCTGGACGCCAAAGCACGGGCTGCACTTGAAACAATAAAAGATTTAGGAAGTCCACTACCAGAATAATGCAAACACAAACAGAAAATAAATTCCCATTTATGAAACCTATGAAGGAAGACACGCCCGTCAATTTCTTTCATAGGTTTATTTTGAATTTGGGATTCGTGAAGCGTGCAATCAAAGAAGCCGAGATAGCTGCGTTCCCAAAAGCACAAAAGGACGTGCTGGAAACAATGCAAGACGACCTTGACGAGAAGGCAGAACGATTGTCTAAAGAGAAATTGAACGATTTGTTAAGCAACGTCGCCTTGAACAGAATCGTAACTATGGATAAGCAGAAAGGCATACTTTTTATCGGCGGGCAGAAGGTGGAAGAAGGCAGGTTGTCCAACCTAAAAGCGGAAGCGGAGTTCTTTGTGCAGTCAGACCTTTGGCATTTAATCTATGAAACACCGAAGGAATTGGCACAAAGGGCAATGTTCGTTGCAGGCGAGAACTTGGACGATATGAAGAAGGGCAGGAGTATTCTATACACCCTTTCCACTCAAAAAAATATCATAGACGTTCTGAAATCGGTCATTGCAAAGACGCAACCGCCAGCAGTTCCAGGGAAAGCCCCGTAAAAGTTATCCACAGCTTATTGCTTTTATTCTTTTTGTTGTATAATGAAAGCAATCAAGAACGACTGACCGCAAATTTGAAAACAAGACGGGCAATCAGACACAAGGATAATTATTCCAATGTCTGATGTGGATATAAGCGGACTGCCCGTCGGCGAAATTTCATATCGGACATTTAAATAATTACCCTTCGTCGGGTAATTTTTTAATATCATAACGTGGTTATTCGCACCACATAAAAAATAACGAACTGAAATAAGTTATGACAGACGAAGAAAAAAAAGCAGCTGAAGCAAACGCTCTTGCCACTGCACAAGAGGAGGAAAGGAAGAAGAAAGAAGCCGAAGCAGCTGCCACTGCTCTCACTCCTGAACAGGAGAAGATTGCGGAACTGGAAGCTGAAAAAGCTGCTATCTTGGAAAGGGAAGCCAACTACAAAGTTGCTTATCTTAAAGAGGTAGAGAAGAACAAGAACCTTGGAGCTGACGAAGAATCTGAAGAAGACCGCATTCGCCGAATCACTCGTGAAGAACTCGCACAACGAGAAATCGCACGCATTGATACGGAGAAAGAGGAACTTTTCAAGAAAACCTTAAAGGAGAACAAGGAACTTAAACTAGCTATCCAAAACAAAATCCCTGGCAGTGCAACTGGTGGCGGAGCGTCTACGGAACAGCCTGCTGTTCACGACACTCTTGTGACCCCCGAACAACTCGCAGCCTTTAAAGCTCGCGGTTGGACGGACAAGGACATTGAACGCTACAAGAAAAATCTGCAACGATATAGATAGGGGAATAATAATTTTGGAGGCTAGGCAAAACTTATTAGCCTAACTTTACAAAATTATGACAGGAGATATAACGATTAAAGACCAGTCTGTAATGGCTGGAATCGGAGCACGCAAATTCCTAGTCGCTGCTAGTGCTACTCTTATTTACCCAGGCGAGCCAGTCACAAAAGCTCTCGGAGCTGCTGTGGTTACTCCAATGGCGACAAACAAGCCAGTAGTCGCTACGGACTTTCTAGCGGGTATTGCTGCAACCGAATCTACCAACACAGCGGGAGCTGCGGGGGAAGTGTGGGTATACCCACTTGTTCCTGGCGTCATTTACTTAATGAAGCCAAATTCTGCTGCTGCGTTTGATACGCAAGCCGAATACGACGCACTTGTCGGGGATAGAGTGCTTATTGACCTTACGGCTGGCGAATACACCATACTGGCAACAGACGGTGCTACTAGCGGTTGTGTCATTGAAGCGTTGGACGTTGCAAAGTACCCAGGAATGGTTGCCTTCTCGTTCAGGAACGGAGTTTCATACCTTACATAGTCCGCTGTGTAGGGTGTTTTCCCATTATTAGATTACTAACTTAACATTACAAATATATGTTTACAGAAGCCCAAAATTTTTCCATAGTTCAGACTGAATTGGACAGAGTGTTCTTCCAAAAGTTTGACTATGACGAAACGTTCCCAGGTGTAGCACACGCTACCACCGCTGAAATCTTCAAGCCACAAGATACAACTCACGCAGCTTGGATTCAGTCTATCAACAAAGGTTCTGGTCTTTTCCCTGCTATCGGGGAAACTGCGACTGTTCCTCTCTCAACGCCTCACGTTACCAACAAGCAGACTACTCGTGTTCTTACCTTCGCACAAGGTATAGACATTTCAAAGCAGCTGTTTGACGATAATATGCACGGAGTTTGGGCTGAAGACGTTCGCGACTTCGCACAAAAAGCGAAGGATACCCAGGACTTCAATGCTTTCCGTATCTTCAGAAATGGATTTACGACTGAATTGACTGCTGACGGCGTAGCATTCTTCAGTGCTTCCCACCCTCTTATCGGTGGAGGGACACAATCAAACCTTGTGTCAGGTGCTCTCTCTCCAACAACTCTTAACCTTGCTTTGGTTAACTTGCTGGAACAGAAAGACCAATCAGGAGTTATCCGAGGTTCAAGTCCTGCGGTTCTCCTTGTTCCGCCTGCACTTTGGAAGCACGCTCGCGAAATAACTGATTCTGCACTTATCGCGGATTCAGCAAACAACAATGTGAACGTGTATCGTTCCGCGTTGGGAATCACTGTTTACACCTCTCACTGGTTGGGAGCGGTAGCAGGCGGTTCTGACACTGCTTGGTTCTTGCTCGCTAAAAGGCACGGAGTAACCCGCCTTGTTCGTCAGGGTCTTGAAACAGCTTTGACTGATTGGAGATACTCAAACAACCTTACATACAGGTATCAGGCTAACTTCCGCGAGGAAGTATTCGTAGCCGACTACGCTGGTGCGGTTGCTGCAACAGGAGTTTAATCTATAAGTCGGTAGAACTCTTTTATTAGCTAACTTATAGATTAAAGTATGAACAACGAACTTACAAACTATCCAAATGGTGTGGCAAGTTTCGGAATCCCTGCCCTTCCATACTCCAATATGATTCACGTTGGAAGCACTGTGGTAGACGGGGAAACCAATGTTGTCGGGGATACCCACCGCTGGGTAAACGGCAACACGGGAAGCGACGGCAACGACGGATTGTCGCCTTCCACACCAATGAAGACAATGGCAGCTTGTTTCTTGAAGTTAAATTCAGGCGATATAATCCATTTCAACGGAAATATCACTGAACAGTTGACTACTCCTGCTGGAATCTTTGACGTCACGATAATCGGGGAAGGAAACTTGCCACGAAACGCTGACGCTCACACGACTTCCAACGGATATTCTTCTGCAACTTGGAAATATCCTTCTTCGCCGACTGCTGCAACTCCATTGCTGAAGATTCAGCAACAGGGTTGGAGGCTTGTGAATATTCTCTTTTCAGGTTCTCTCGCAAACACCCCTGATGTCGTTCTATTCAGGGACGGAGGTGCAGGTGATTCTGAAAGGGACGCTTCGCACGCAAGCATAATCGGCTGTCGCTTTGACGGCGGTGTTATCGCACTTCAAGACAGCGGAGGCTGTGCATTCGTTCAGGTTCTTGGTTGCTCCTTCAGGGGCTTCACGACCTGTGCAATGCAAGCAATCACTGGTGCTGGTATCGGCACACTTCTTGCCTGGAATATTGAAGGCAACAGGTTTATGGACAACGTTATACACCTTGATATGGGTCTTACCCAAGGCACAATCAAGTCCAACACGTTTGGTAAATTTACAACCACAAGCATTGACCTTACAGGTGGAGCTAACAACACCTTGTATCTTAACGCTTTGGCTGGAACTTACTCAATTGTCGGGGGTTACACTCCTGGCACGAATGACGAATGGGGTGGAAACTTCAATTCGCTCACGGGTGGTGTTACGGCTGCTGACCCTGCTTAATAGTAATTGTCCTCTCGCTCACTCCCTTTACGGGGAGTGCGACGAGGGGGAAATATATATAAAATGCAACCAAAAAAATATACAATCCTCAACGCAGTCACAGCCGATACCACTTCAGGCGGTATCCCTGTGAACAATGCGAAAAGACTTTCAATTCAATTTATTGCTTCGGCAATATCAGCTGGTAACGGAATATTTACAGTGGAAGTTTCAAATGACGGCGTAAACTGGCTCGCTTATAATCGCCTGACCACGAATGTGACAAACACGAATGCCCAAACAGACGCAAGGGTCGCTTCAGTCACACTTTCGTCCAACACTTCAGCCTTTGTATTCTTCCCGCCTGGTGACACCTTCGCATTCTTCCGAGTGAAAGTAGATATGACCACTGACGGAGCTTATTCCGCGATAGCTTATGTAGATTAAAAATATGTATTCAGTCCTTGACCTCAAAAACGATTTGGAAGGGGTGCTCCACGGGACAACCAACAACCAAATCCAAAACCTAGACGGTGTAATCAATCGGGCTGCCCGACAGCTCTTACTTGACCTTGACCCGCAGGAAACAAAGAGGACAGTGGAGTTCGTCGCTCCGATATTCAATACTGTATTTGACTATCCGATAGCAGCTGACGTAAAAGGAAATAAAATCATAGACATATTCCCGCAGGTGCAGCGAATCCCGCAGGATATTTGGTCACAGCAATACAACCAGGCGTTTGACGTAATGAAGCAGAACATTTTCAGTCTGACGAATATGTTCACTATGAACTTTGATTCCAGCCTGAAAACTATTCGCATAAACGCTCCCTGGCTTAATCCGCCAATTATAGTGAACCAAATTGAAAGCCTGACCGACAACGGAACGTGGTCAGCTGGTGGCACTGGCTCAAACATTTCAGTAAACAACACCAACTTTGCACAGGGCACAGGCTCGGTGCAATTTGACGCGACGACTGGCGTGGCTTACATAGAAAATTCGGATATGACCGCGGTGGATTTGTCCGACGTAGTGAACCAAGCTTCTATGTTCGTATGGGTGTATGTGCCTACGGGTGCGAATCTAACGAATGTGATTCTTCGCTGGGGTTCTTCTTCAGGAGATTATTACCACAAGACTGTGACCACGACCCAACAGGGGACAGCTTTTGTTAATGGTTGGAATCTTTGCCAGTTTGACTGGTCAAGTGCAACCACAGTCGGAACGCCTGACGACACGGCAATCAACTATGCCCGCGTATCCCTGACGCTTACGGCGAACGCCACAGCCTGCAAGGTCAACGGGCTGGACTGCATTCTTGGAACAGTGCTTCAGTATTCTTACTACTCAAAATATCTTTTCAGAAATTCTTCCACTGACGCATTTCAGGAAACAGTGTTGGACGACGCAGACCTTATCAACCTGGACACTGAAAGCTATAACCTTCTGTTCAACCAGGTCGCCTATCTTGCTTCACAGCAACAGCAAGGTTCGGATTCAATGTATGACGGTTCGTTCTTCAAGAAGGCGTATGACGACGGGTTGCTACGCTACAAGGCAATGTATAAGAGCGAATTGCAGAAACCACAAGGGTCTTATTATCAGAAACCCAATGCAGGTTATAACAAAATAATCGGCAGGGGATTTAATTCATAAATTTATGATTAGAATGCGACCACAGTTAAGTAAAGAAGGTGCTGAAAAACTTTTCGGAAGAAAAGCCAGCCCTGACGCGAGCCTGACGCCAAAAGCGTTTCTTGCGAAGAAAATGCCTAGAACAACAAAGGCAGTCGGTAAAGGGAAAAGAGCAGTGAAGGCTGGTGTGAAGGCAGTCGGCGGAGGATTAATGAAGGCTTTGAAAAAGATAAGACCAAAGAAGTCGGTCAAGGCTATTAAGAAAGTTCCCCAGCCAGGAGAACTATACAATGCACAAAAAGCCAAGTATGCGAAAGCAATGGGAAGTGCAATGAAAAAAGGAGGTTCAAACGGCGTAGGGGTAGGACGATAATATGAAAACTTCAAACCAAAAATTAGGAGCGTTAAAACGGAAAATGAAATTGTCAGGCGACATACAGCCTGGCGACTTGATTTCAAAGGTCAATGAAAGCAAGAGTGCGATTAAAAATAAAGATAAAAAACAATTCTCAAAAACGCGTCTTGCGATTATGGGACTTGTATAAAAAATATATGAGCGGAACAAATAAAGTAGTTCAATCAGCTTTGGATAGAGCAGGAGAATCGGCTTTGGCTAAAGGCTTACTCAATGCCAACGAGGAAGCAAAGAAGAAAGAGAAGCCTAAGAAAAAATAATATATGTTAGAAAAACGTCCCAACAAACAAAAAATGCTAAGTGTTTCCAAAGCAAGGGAATTTTCCCTGGTTTCGGAATACAAGCTTGGCTATCGCAACAGGGAGGACGTGACGAATCTTCCTCCTGGCGTTTTGATTGTTGGCAGTCAGAATGTTCTTA